CGCAGGCTTAGGAAGTCGTCCTCTAACAACATGACATAATTTTCGTCATTTAGGTGGAAGCCAAGGACGGGCATTCGACTGTCAAGAATTGCTTCTTCAACAATCTTTTCTAAGACCTTTGCCTTTACGGTAAAGGAGGCTTTGCCAGTCCATTTATGTTCTATCAATAAGTCTTTTGAACGGACATCGCCTTTACGATTCCAAAAGCCACCGCTTGCAGCATTTCTTTTGCCGCCGATAACTTTTGCTAATCGGTCCTCGTGCTTCCTAGACTGACGTTGTCCCTTAGTTGGCATTTTCCAACTCAGCAACATGCTTAGACCCAACTTTGACGCTTTCTAAAACGTCACGTTCAAGGTTCTCGCGAAGGTCAATATCCTCCCGGATACTATCTAGCATAGCATCTGCGCCCTGCCATTGCTTTCCGCTGTATCGGTAATACGCGCCGGCTCTAACAATAACTTTATTTAAAATGCCTAAAGCAACTATTTCTTTAGCAAAGTCATAGTGCCCAGCAGGTACTATTCCACCTTCTGCAAAATAAAAATCAACAAATGCTGGCTCTGATATAGGGGCTGATTTATTTTTAAGACTACGAATCTTTATAGTCTGTCCTATGCGACGTTTTTCTTGTCCAGTTCCTTCTTCTAACCATTCATCTCTTTTTACTTCAAGACGAGTGAAGAAGAAATAATCTTTAGCTTTACCACCTGGGGTAGTTCTTGGGTCTCCGTACATAACACCAATACTCATACGATATTGATTAATAATAATTCCAATAAATGGTCTTTCTTTTTCAACCATACTTCTTTTACCAACATGCTCTACTTTGCGAAAGAACTTACCTGTTAATAAAGCACCTCGTCCTACGGTTGCTTCATCCATATCTTTTTCTTCTTCAGTTGTTGGAACTAATGCTGGAAGTGAATCAATAACAACGCAATCTACTTCTTTAGTTTCTACAAGGTTTATAGCAACTGAATAAGCTTCTTCCATAACATTTGTAGATACAACATATATACGACTGACATCTACTCCACACATTTCAGCATATGCAGGAACCCATTGTTCTGCGGCAATCCATACGGTTGTGAAGTTAGGGTCACGTTTTTGATTAGCAGCAATAGTTTTTAAAGCAATAGCAGTTTTACCATTACTTGCTTCTCCTACAATTTCATGCCATTGATTAGCTGGCCATCCCCCACCTAAAACTACATCTAAAGCAAGTGAGCCAGAAGGCATACGGCTCATATAGTCTTCTCTAATTTCAGACCCAAGAATTACTGTGTTATCACCAAATTGTTTATTAATATTTGCCAGTACTTTTATTAGACTCATTATTCAATCTTTCCTATGATGCCTTGTGGGTTAAAGTTATTTGTAGTTGATATTTGTTTCGCTGCTTGAGTTGGTCCATCTACTGGAACTCTTGCACCTGGCATTCCTGTACCAGATTGTGTTATTGGATACCCACAGTCATAACAACGAGGTCTTACTCCGGGCGCACCACTTCCGTAATTACCACTACCACAACCTGGACAACGGTTAATAGTAGTTGCACTTTCAGGAAGTCTGCGGTCTTGTATCTGTTCTTGCGGATAATAAGGTTGAGTTGGTTGTTGAGTTGGAGGCGTTGTAAATTGCCTTGGTTGTTGCTGTTGTGGTTGATTTGTAGGAGTTGTACCTAATTTATTTGCCCACCAATTACTGCTCATCTAGCTCCTCGATTTCGTATTCTTCAAAGTCAGCCCCACCGTGGTCAAGTATGGCAAGTTCCATACCTGCTGAAATAGCTGCAGTTATTGCTGAAAATGATATGTGTCTAAAAGTATTTCTTAAATTTTCTTCCATCTCTTCAAGATTTAAAGTTCCATTAGAACCATTTACTAGTATTTCTGTTGAAGGCCTTTGAACAGCAACTAAAACTTGTGCATTAATTTCAGAAATATTATCTATAAATGGTAATAAACTAACTAATTCAGACATACGATTATCGCTGTCTTCTATTTCTTTTTCTTCTCCTTCTTGGCTAATAGGATTTAATCCAAGAATTTCTGCAATTTTATTTGGATGTACAACTTCTAAATCATACAAATACCATCTAACTAAAGTGGTAAAAGGAATAGGATGTAAAGAATCGGTCACTTAGCTTCTCCCCATTTTTGAACTACTTTTATATCTGCTACCAAGGGAATGTTTAACACTTTTATACCTTCCATAGCATCTTTAATTGCAGTCGTTGATTCTTCAACCAGCCTATCAGGAGTAAGTGTGACTAGTTCGTCGTGAACCGTTAATAAGAGTTTCGCGCCTTCTGGTAAAGCAGCGTTGGCCCTCACCATGGCAACTTTAATAATGTCTGCAGCAGTGCCTTGAATACGAGTATTAAACGCCTGACGTTCAGCACCTGCTTTTAACCCTGGGTCTCGTGATAGTAATTCTGGTAAATATCTCTTTCTACCTAAAATTGTGGTTATGTGAGGCGGCCTGCTGTTTCTAGCAACACCAATAATCTTTTGTCTGTATCTATTTACTGAAGTAAAGTTAGCCCCAAAATCATCTAGTAATGTTCTAGCCTCTCGTACGCTGCAACCTATTTGCCTAGCTATTTTGTCTGGACCTACTCCGTAAGCCATCGCTAGCACTAGTACCTTCCCAGCTTTTCTATCTACTCCCATAGTGTTTCCTACGGTTGTATAAATATCTCCACCTTCTTGGTAGTTCTTTAACATAATTGGGTCTTCTGACATAGAAGCAATAATGCGAGGTTCAATCTGTGAATAGTCAGCAACAATCAACTTATAACCTTCTGGAGCTATAAATAAATTTCTAATAGCTTTACCATGGGCTGTATGAGGGGCTGGTACGTTTTGTAAATTTGGGTTACGACTTGAGAATCTACCTGTCTCAGCTCCGTGTTGAATGAAATCACAATGAATGCGACCATCTACTAATAAACTTTCTTTATAGTCGGTCTTAGATTTTCCATTAACAGTTCTAATTACTTCCCCGCCTAAATAAGGAATAACATAAGTTGTTAATAATTTATTTAAATCTGAATATTCTAAAAGAGCGTCTACTAATTCGTCTCTACCTCTAAAAGCCTCAAGGGCTTCAGAAGACACTGAATAATCTGATACTGATAAATCTATACCTTCATCATCTTTTTTCTTCCCTTTGCCTGTTAAAACGTGGGTCTTTAAGCCTCGGCCACCTTGGTCTTTAGGACCATATAACTTTGCTTGCTTTTCTTGGTTAGAATTAATATTAAAAAATCCAGCAATTTTGTAAATAGTTTCTCTTGCTTTTTCTATATCAACTTCTAATAAATCTTTAAGTTCTTGTAAGGCTTTCATATCTATTGGTGCACCAGTAAGCTTCATTTCGCAAAGGACTGCTAGAACGTCCATCTCTAATTTAAATACATTATGTACTGCTTGTTCTTTAATCTTTGGTGTTAAAACTTTCCACAACATAAATGTGTATTTAGAATCTAGATAAGCATACTTAGCAACTTCAGTAAAGGAATACTTCTCTACTTCTTTTCCAATACCTTTAACCATCTCATAGTTAAACTCTCTCTTTAAACAATCGTCAAGACCTACTTTATTTTTATTACGGTTGTCTACAATAAATGAAGCAATCATTGTGTCAAAGTAAGGACCTACTGGAACTTTGTTGTCAAAATATTTAGCAACAGAAGTTAAATCGAATACAAGATTGTGACCTATTTTTAAAATATCTTTATTAAACATTAAAGGTTTTAATGCTTTAAATACCTCAGCCGGAAACAATTGTTTAGGAGCTTCACCAAATAAAACAGTTGACTTTCTTTTATCTCTTGAGTAATCACTTGGTCTTACTTCTAATCCTTTAGCAACACGCTTCTCACCTTGACCAGTAAGAGGAAATAATTCTTCTAAAAATTCTCCGTTTGGATGTCCCATGGGAATAACATCACATCTACCATAGGTTGCAAGGGTAATCCATAAAACTTCATTAACGACTGTAACGCCTCTGCGTGGACCTACTGTTTCAACGTCATAAGCAAAAGCATCTTGAGTTAGATAATGACTAACCATTTCGTTTAATTGGTCAGTAGTAGTAATTATATTCATAAATAGTTTAGGGCCCAGGAGCTGAGAAAGGGGAGAGTCAGCCCCTGAGCGGTCTAATGTTTGCCTATCTATCCATTAGTTCTTCAGCAATGGCAAGCAAATCTGTGTAAGAAGTTTGCTTGATTGTTGAATAAGAAAATGGTTCCATTGAAGCAATTGCATTTGCAGCAGTTGCTGGGTCGATACCATAATCTTCTGCCAAGTCGCGTTCTTTAATTGCGACTACATGGTAGACAGTGCTTTGTTTTACGCCTGAACGGCTTATTGCCCAATAATTTTTATTTAAAGGACCTTGTGGTGTTGAGTTAACCATGTGCAAAGTCTTAAACAAACGAGGAGAAGCGATAATCATTTGCTTCTGCGCTGGAGTTATGCTTAAGTTAGCAACAGTAAACCCACGCTTGTCTTCTGGGCGATGGCGCAACTTAAGACATAATGGGCATTCTGCACCCAAACATACATAAGATTTGCGACCAGCCTTTTCAGTCAAGAAATGCTGTCTGTAACTTGCGAACGGACCATTAGGGTCAAGAAACTTAACCACTTGTAATTCTTCGCTGTGTTTAAATTCAACTGGAAAATCGCCAGTAGGAGGTGTTAATTTCTCCGCAGCTTCCCAGCCTGATTGAACTGCTGAACTTGTTGCTTGTTCAGGTCTTGCATCAACCATGTATGTGTCAATGCCTGGTACTTCTTGTTGTATAGCCATTTATTCATCTCTTTTCATCTGTTGTCATCTTATTTTCATCCTCGCGAATTTTATTCCACGAGTCAACTAGGCTTTTTGTAACCTGTTGATGTTGAGACCAGTTTATCCTTTTTTCTTCAAAAAGTCTATTCTGATTAAATATCTCAACAGCTGCCTCAATCATACGTCTGCTGTACAAACGACGACCTCGGTATTCCTCCCCTGACTTAGTTGTCGTGGAAGGAAGTCTGTAAGGAGATTGAGGAAGATACCCTTCCTTAATCCATGACCGTATAGTTACTAACGGCCTGTTTAAAGCTTTACATAAAGAACCAATAAGAAACATATCAACCTGTGTACCGTTAGGCAAAGTAGTTTTTCTAGGTTTGGAATCCCAATCTAGTATTTGTACTTCTTTTTTTGGTTTAGGTTCTTTGCGTTTTCTTTTACTACCTGGATAGTAAATATCTATATCGCTAAAAAACTTTTCAATATTTTCTTCGGTCATTGTTTGACTAATAACGCGTAAGTAATCTTTGATGGGAACATTTCATCTACTTCTTGTTCGGTGATTAAACCTTCATAGTAAGCAGCCATAATCTCATCTTCATTAATAGTAGGTACTAACTTAATGCATCGGTCTTTAATTCCTTTTGCATTAAGAATAGATTCTGCTTTATCTATATCTAAAGATTTAGAAATCCTTTTTTGATGAACAACAGTAATTCTGGTTAAACCAGATTTTTCGTCATTAATTTCAGCAACAATGTGCCCACGACTATCTTCTTCGCCTATTTCTAATAACGATTCAATAACTCGTTTTTTAATTTCAGTTTGGCGTTGATTTAAAAATTCAACTTCATCTTTAAGTACTATGTATTGTTTAACTTCTTCTTTAAGTTTTTCTAAAGACATCTTGTACCCCCTTCTAGGCTACGTGAATAACTTACCACTAGCCAAAAGGAGATGCAACTATCGCTTTCCGGTGTTTCCTCGATATCCTGTCTTTTTCTTGTTCATGCTTCCTGGGACATGATAGCCCGATTTTTTAGGAACATGCTTTTTTCTAATCTCTAAAGATTTAACAATTTTATCTAAATGTTTTCCCATTAAAAAATATCCTCTTCGTACACAACGTCTTCTGCTAAATATTTTTCTAAAGCCTCAATAATAACACTGGTAACAGTACGTTCTTCGGCAGCGGCCTTATATTGGACAGCTTGCCATAGGTCATCGGCTACCCGAATAGTGCGAGTAGGGGTTTTTGGGGCGTTAGGCATACACCCTAGGTTATAGGAATTAAGGAGCGCTGTGTGGCTCTGTAGCCCACATAGGTTCTTGATAAGGCACTTCTGCCTTTGGAAGGCCGTTTAAAACGATGTCAGCAGCCACATGTAGCCCAGCAACAAAGTTGTTTGATAGGCCTATTTTTAAGCAATGGTCTGCGTACCTTTGAATCTCCATGGCTATATCAGATTTGGCTGTGGTCACTTCTGTAGAACAATCTTTCCAGTCTTCCATTAAACCGATTCTCCTTGTAAGAACTTACTTAAACTTTGTACAGTAAGTTTAACACCGCCTTTATCATCTATACCTTCTCCGTCAATAACGGCGTTTGCAACAGCATTCTTTTGTTGAAGCATGTCATGTTGTCTAACTTCTATTGAACCACCCATAAGTAAATCTTGAATAACAATAGATTCCCAAGTAGAAGATGCTCGTTTAATACGGCCGTTACGTTGAGCTGCCGAACCTGATGACCAAGGAAGGTCGTAATTTATGAGGAGATTAGCTGCAGGCAAATCGACGCCGTAACCACCAGCGTCACTAGAAATAAGTACACGCACAGAAGAATCTTCGTTGAACGCAATTTTATTTTCCTCTTTAGTTTTAGCGTCTAATTTTCCTGAATAAAGCCTACATCTTTTAGTCCCTAGTTTCTCAGCAATCTTATCCAACATATCTACATAAGAAGCAAATATAACAACCTTATGGTTGTCATTTTGTTCTAAAAAATCTAAAGCATATTCTGTCATTGTTTCTAATTTATTAGAAATTTTTATATCTTCTAATAAACCGCTTTCAAACAACTCATTAGCGTAAGAAGAGCCTTCACCATTCATTTGTTTAAATTTTTGAGCACTGGTTCTTAATAGGTCTGGGTGTGAACATAACATTTTCAATGCACCAATTTTAGACATAATTTTTCCACGCATCTCGTCTTCTGGTCCACCAGATTTAGATTCAAGTCCGTAATGAGACATTATGTTAAAAGAACTACCAAATAAATCTTGA